CCTAATCCTTTAGCAATTTTACCATCTTTGTAGTCGAGTAGGTAATTAGTGCTATGTCCGTCTTGCAATATCATTTTCTAGTTATTTGTTTCATTACATTTTCATAATACAACTGATCATTGGTTTTTATTTCTAAAGAACCTTTTTCCCAAGTTCTTACACATGCTTTCCAGTCCTTCATTTTGTTCTTACCAACCATCCAACCTTTTGATTCATAGAAATTAACAAACTTACTTACATCAATGTTATTTTTTCTTTCAATACAATATTCAGATACCTCATCAAATGTAGGTGGTTTAAATACATTCTTATTGTTATTGTTATTGTTATTGTTATTACCTCCTATTTTGCTCTTTTCTTGCTCTTGTATTGCTTCTTTATTGATCACTAATTGCTTTAGCTTTGGTTTCTTTCCGTTATTAAATCGCTTTATGTTTGCATCTATTTGAGGTTTAATAAGTGTCCAAATAGTCTTAGTAACACCATACATTTCAGGTTCCTTAAAATCCAAACCATAACTAAAGATTGCATCATACAAAATAGCTTGATCATTAATACTTAAATGTTGAATAGCTTCATAAAAACTCCTATAAAAAATCATTGAATCTCTCATATGAATAATTTTTGCTGTAACAAATCTAGAGAATAGACAAAACAACTGTTCTCAACTTTAAATGATTTGTTAAGTTTATTTAAAACATCGTTCTTTTTGCAAATAGGCTCTATATAAGCATACTTATCATGTAATTGAATAAAAACATATAACTCACTATTTAAGTAGTCTCCAGCGTTATCTATGTCACAATTAAAAGTATAGGTCTTTGCCCTAGTCGCTTTAACTTGATAAGTGTAACCTTTTTCATCTGCAAAATCTATCTTTTCAAAGTCCCTATCAGCTAACTGTTTGAATAGTTTTTCGCCTTGATAATTATTATTAAACCAAATTTCAAATATTTTTTCTCCAATATAGCCTGTTGATTCCTTTTGAATGCTTTCAGGTATTTCAATTTTTGCTAAATATGTTCTCATAATTATTTATTTTTTACAAAACTACCATTGATCATCTGACCTTTTCTTTTACTAATTACATCGTAAGCTGAGTTAATGCATTCTTCTATGGTGATACCATTAAAATGCGCTATTGATGTTAATACAACCACACAATCACCAATTGCATCAATTATTTCTTCATTGTCATTATTAATAATTGCTTTTGCTAATTCACCTGCTTCTTCTTGTAGTTTAACATATTGTGTTTTAATATCACCTTTATTATAGATGCCCTTTTCTGTGGCCCATTCTCTAATCGGCTCAAATTCATTTTTTAGTTTCATAAGTTTTTATTTAAAAAGTTATTATAAATATGTATGTTGCTTGCAAAATGGTAATACCATCCTGTTCTTATTCCTATTTCTTTGGCAATTAATTGCTGTAATTTTGAAAAGCAATATTGATCATTGCAAAAACCAAACCAGAGATCATTTGAACGCATATTCACTGTCATACATAATTCATCATTTATTATTTGAAAATGAATTGACAAAGTGCAAGGCGTATCATTAGTATAGTTTGATATCTCCTTTCCATCATAGAATGTAATTACAGCTTGTCTAGTATCTGTACCATTAACATTGCTGATAATTAACTGATCTATAATTCTTTCAAGTTGATTACCTCTAACCCATTGCCAACCGTAATTAGACTGAACATTTCCAAACTCATCCATATGACTTTTCCATATAGATGCCCTTTTTGAGATTTCTTCAGCATTAGGATTAGCAGATAAATACCATTGCCACTCGTATTCAGCGTAATCATGATTCCATTTTCTAAATTCAGTTTTAATTACATTATCTTGAGGATTCATGATATAAAAGCCAATATTAAACTGCGCTTTAGTATCTCCAAAATTTATTCCGTTATCACTAATACTAGTGTACAGATGCTCAAATGCTTGTTGTGCGTTATAATATTTCATACTACCAATTTCTAAATGAATTAATTGTTTTTTTATCTAAGTTAGATTTTAAATTTCCTGCTACATTCCAAAATAAATCTCCTGGTTTCAAGTATTCCCAAACTTTTGCATCATAATTTGATGCGCTCGGAAATGGAGGCATGATCTTACTATTTGAACTAAAGTTTTGATAGTGAGAAATAACATTTGCCCTTCCTTTTTCTCCATTTTGAATGTTCCTAGCAACTGCCAAACCATTTGCTTCAGCATTTGGCCAAGCAATTTGTAATGCCCTATTTAAAACACCTGTTGAAAATGCAGTCCAAAATCTTTCAGGCTCTTCTATCTTCATTGCAGTCTTTATGATCATAGCAGTAACTAGTGGATGTTTAAGTCCTAAAGGAATAAAAAAAGCACCTATTTGCTTAGCGTAATTCTTAGCTATAATATTTAAATTAGGCATAGCTGCTATTCTATGAAAGTGATATTCACAGCCATTTTCAATACAATATGCCTGATGCTCTGAAACTTCTTTAGATGATGGCATAAACAAAATTAGTTTCTTATTGTATTTTTTACATAATTGAGTAAGAGAAACACCAGCATAACCAAAACGAGGCTGAACATAAACTATAGTATCTGATTTACAGTTTGCAATTAAAGCTTCTCCAGCTCTTGCTTTTGATCCTACCTCTAGTAAATCTTCTCTAACTACTTTGATACCATCGTATATTTCAATTATTGGTTCTGGAAAAGAACTTTCAAATCCTTCTACCATTTCTAAATACTCTTCTCTACTATAGATCTCATCGCAATTTAGATCTGATGAGGTCACTGTAAATTTTAAATTATCTCTCATGACATTAAACTATTTTTGAATACAATATTGTTATTACTTCTTATATGTGCTTCAGATTGAAAGTTTTCAATGTATCTAATAAAATCACAAGCCACATCTTCCATGTCATATGGTTTGCTAAAACCTCCTGTAATATCACATAAATACCTTAGTGCTTCATCTGTTTTCATTTTAGGTAATATCAACTTTAAACATTTCTTTGCATTTGTACCTACATAAACATCTGAATCTCTATCTACATTATCAGGAATGTACTCAGCTAAATCCATAGCAAATGCAGTTAAAACAAAATTTTGTCTTTTGTAACCATTATTTAATAGCCAATCATTCCCTTTATCAACTACTGATTTAATACCTACTTTTTTATCTGATTTATAAACAAAATCAATTAAATATGTAACTAATTTCATTGAGTCTTTGATAATAAAATTCCTAAGTCCTCCATTGATCATCGGAAGCATGTAACCTTTTACATCACAAAATCCTTTTTCAGGCAAAAAGTTCAACCAATCTTCATGTAATGCCCAACCTCTTCTTAATTCATCCGCAATCCAAAAATTACCAAATCCATGCGTACCAAAAGGAGATTGATTTTTTTCTTTAGGAATGTAATTAATACCAGAACCACATAGCCTAAATAGATAGCACATTCTAATAAAATTATCTGTAGTTAAACGATCATCTAGCATTTCAAAATACTTACCATTGCCTTTTGGATCTTTATCTCTATAGATTATAGCTTCAGGCAATGAACTAAACGCAGCAAATCTTCTATTAACAACATCATATATTGGAACATTCCAAATTAAATCATCAGCAATATCTGATTCAGTCCAATTACCTCCTTGAAATTTTAACTCTTGCATCATTTTTGCTTTAGAGTAATATTTTATAAAATTATCTAGCATTATTAAAATAGTTTAAGTTGTTCTTTGATTCTATTAATATAAAATTTTGGTCTTATGTGAACAGATTGTTTAGGTTCCATTATTTCAAAATCTAAATTACCTTCTTTATTTAGGAAAAATTCAGGCCATTCAATATATGGAATACCAGATTCTAAAATTATTTTATTTGCTTCATTTCTTAATTCCTTTCTTAGTTCTATTGATCCAAAAAAGTTCTGTCCTTTGTACTGACCTGATTTAGGTATTTTTCTTGATTCATCTTCTATAGGTAATAACATAGTTAATGTTGAATTGTATTTAGAAGCGTAATCACAATATCTTTTAAACAAATCTCTGGTTGCTTCAATTGGATTTGATTGCCTTGCTAAATGAAATCTCAAATCTATATTACCAAAATAAAGAATCACGTGTTCAAAACTAGATAAATCCTTGTTTAATTTTAAAAACCCATGTAATGTTTTACCATCATTTCTTGATATAGTGTAGTTTTCATTTGGCCATACTGATAAAGAATGACTATCACCAATAACTAAATTGGATCTAGTTGGTAATTCAACTAATTCATGCTTGTCGTTCTGATCATAAAGACATAATTTTCTTTTAATAGAAAAATCAGATAACTGAAAACCATCTAAACTTAAAACTTTACCTTTAAAATCATTTAGCTTTTTTGACCTTGTTAATACCTCATCGTTAATACCTCCAATAATATTAAAAGAACCTGTTCTGAAATTTACACCATGATATATTATCAACTCTTCGTATTCATTCCAATCATCATTTTCATTTATAATATCAGCATTGAATAATTTACTAACTATATTAACCATTCCTGCAGAATGTGAATTCAATGATGTAGCAGGGTTATTTAATATTCCAACTATTGCTCTTTTCATAATGTTGTTTTTTCGTTATAATCATTTAAAACTGCCAAGTACGCAACAGCATCTAGTAAATTATCTTCTTTGTGATTGTAAGATTGTCTAGATAACTTTAAAGCAACTAACATGAGATACATATCCTGAGGTGTTATGTCTTTACCAGTGCATCCTGATGCGATTTTAGCTGCTCTTTCCATGCCTTCTTCAAAAGGCCCATATTGCCTTTCTTTTTCTTCCTTTCTTAGGTTGCAAATTTCATTTGCTTTTTCTAAAATATTCATAAATATTCATTTAATAAAAAAGCCCTCATTCTCCTCACGGCTCTCACCTCGTGATTTGAATAAAGGCTTTACTAATCCTTTTGGTTTTATAACGTGAGAGCAAACCATTCTGTAAAATTATAACAAGATAATCTATTTTTTATTGTATTATCTGTTCATTTTTTCACAATATTTATACCATTCTTCCATTGTCCATACTTGATAAATTAACCTAGGATCTCTATCTAACTTTTTTATCGCATCCTCTTTTGAGTTTGCTTGAATAATAAATACCTCTGGTTTATTTTGAATCCAACAATAAATTCTAAATGGTTTAGAAGTTGAGAAAGTTGTCGCCTGATGTATCTTCTCGCCGAAATGGCTCTGATAATTTAGCGCTGAAGAATTTTCCATTTTTACCATCTTTTACCCATAAAGCGATTTCATACTCTTTTCCTTCTACATTAATTTTACCAGAATAATCTGGATGCTTCTCTGATTTTTTATCATTTTTAAAGATAGCTCCAGAATTTGTGTTGTCGTAATTCATAACTTATTTATTTAGTTTACTAATTTATTAAAATATTCTTTACATTGTTCAATTCGTGTTTTCATCTCGTTAACAACTCCTTCATTATATTCGACGTGGAACGCTTTTACTCTTCTGTCTTTCGATATATGGTCGAAATTATGAATAGCCATAACATCTCGAATAGTTTCTTCAGAGGGTTCGATTTCGTATTTACCCCAGGATGTTCTTCTGATCTCATCATTTACTATTTCTTCAGGTGTGTTAATTAAACAATAACTAATTAATGCATTCTTTTTACCAGTTAACCACATGTAACCCATTACCTGGTAATAGTAGTCTTTATTCGGTAGTTCACTTTCAAAGAATGGAAATGTTTCTCCAGACCAACTACTTTTTACGTCAATAACTAAAGAGTGAGTAATAATGTCGGGAGTTCCTTTAATCCATTCGTTCTCAAAATAGTCTTCGTTCTTGGTTAAAAACTCGAATCCTAAAACATCTTCAGTAAGTTCGATTGATTTCTCTTCGACTTCGTTCCCTTTGTCTGTGTAACGGCTTTTAAACACCTTTTTAATACCGAACAAATGTTCTTTCGCAAGTT